TCAAGATAAAGGCCGGTCCCTTTTCAACGCCTCTGCCTTGTCGCGCAGCGCCTGCATCCCCGCCACCGACCATTCACTTCCGGCCTGGGTGTCGTGCACAACCATCAAATCGATCGGTGAGACGGCATACTTAATCTTCGCTTCTACCTCGTACGTGAGCCCGCCCCTTAGCTGGTGCTGGCTGATCCACACACTCCGCACCTCGCTCGAGGCCTCTTCAATCCACAGCACAGTTGCGCCTGTCGTTTTCTTGCTCACTACCAGCCTTTCGGTGTCAAACGTTTGTACCATCTTGGCCAGTTGCGGTCGAATCGTAGTCGGGTTTTGGGAACGGTCGCACTGGATAGCGGCAACCTTTTGCAAACCGAGGCTTCAGGAACCGAAGATACCTGAACTGGCGAAGGTTGCGGCGGATCGCCCGGTCTCGGTTGGCGATCAGGTGCGCAGCCCTCGGGCTTTCCGCCCGCTTGCCGCCGGCCGTCATCAGCGTGTTGTGGTAGAACTCGCCGTCCAGTTCCCAGAAAATGCCGCGATGCTCCCCGTGATATGTGAAGCCGGCCGCCTGGTAGACGGTGCCGAACAGACCGCAGCGCTCGTCGGCGAAACTCTGGATCCACTTCACCGCCGGACGGACGCGACGGATCAAGCGGATCGATGCAGCCAGCGCACGGCTTTCGCTGTTCCTCGGTGCGATGTCGTCGAGCCACATACGATTTAGCTCGAGGTATTCGGTCATGAGCGTGCCTGTGACGACGCTCCCCGCCGATGCCGGGTTCATGGCGTAGCCGTACTGCAGGACGCCTTGCAGCGCCCCGTCAATGATCAGCCCCAGGTGCAAGGTCGAGGCTCGATAGACCCGCCCGCTATAGTGGTTGGCGATGATGACTTCGTTCGCGATCGTGCGGTCGATGATCCGGACGTAGAACGCCGCATCCCCGAACCCGATTGCTTCCCGACGTCCGAGGGCATCGGCAGCAGGATCGAAGAGATAGCCGGTAGCTTCACCGGCGGCGCCGCCCAGGAAGGCGAGCGGCGAATTGTTCGTCGGTAACGACTCCATAGGGAATGATGCTCACAAGAGCCCAGCCTGTTGCGCAGGTGCGGGGCGTTAGCGGCTGGCCGGCCGCGCGTGACGAGTGTGAGCTCGTCGGTTCCCGTGTTACAGCACGGAACCCCCGCTTGGCCGTTATCGGTATTCCGATAGCGGCCAAGCGGACGTATTTCAGAATGGCTTAACGGGCGGTGCCGGCTGTCCACCGGCAGACGCTTCGATTGTCGCAGTTGCCGCCTCCGCCTGCTTCAGCGCTGCGAGTTGCTCCGCCGCGGTTGCCGCCAGCCGTGCCGCCAGTAGGCCGCGCTCCGCCAACGCCATCCCCAGCCTGATCCGCGCCGCACGCTCGCCGGAGACGAACGGCAGTATGAGTTCGGCTGCGGCGGCAATGCGATAATACCTCGCCTGGGTGTGATCGATCGCAGAGCCGATATGGGCGGCCGTCTCGACCGACGGCGCCGGCATCGTAGCGCAGCTGGTGATCGTCAGCGACGAGGCCGCCAGGGCTAAGGCCAAGCGCTTCACGACCACGCCCCCGCGACGAGTGCCGCCTGAAACGACATAGCGTACCCGGCCACCATCTCCGCCCGCTCAATCCCGTTTATGATCCGGCGCGAGGACGTGAACTGGGGACGGGTCGCGGGGCCCTTCGACGGCAGGTATCGCGCGAACTTATGCCGCCCGACCTTGTCACCCGCGAACCAGCCCTCGGTCATCCCTCGGACCATGATGCGGGCAGAGATCTCGGTCTCGAGCGCGAGATTGAAGTCGTTGAGCAGCGCCCCGTTCAAGCCGAGCTCGTCGTCGGCCTTCTCATAGTTGCCGTCCCACGTCAGTTGAACGTCGCCGCGGCCATAGGGCACCTGCCCGCCATGCTTTCCGGGTACGCCGTACGGCTTGCCGCGACCGCGGCCGATCTCGGTCACCGGCTGCATCTTCTTCCCGGTCTCGTGAAATGAGGTCGCGAAGCCGTACGCCACATACGCCAAGGGCGACGCCTGCGCGGCGAACGCAGCAAGCTTCGCCTGGATGCCCTCGACTTGCGCCTGCGTCATCGTCCCGAACAGCGGGCGAATCGATGCAAAGAATTTATCGGGGGACGCCAGCCCGCGCGCCGGGCGCGCAGGGGCAGTCGCCGGCATTGATGCCGTCGTCATATATCTTCCTTCCAATGTGATCCGATGTGAGGGGCTCGGGGTTTAGCTCTTGCCGGGTCGCCCCCAACGTGACCCGTCCGGCTCGCTCTTGGCTGACCCTGAGAGTGAGCCGTTATTCTGGAAACTTTCTGAGGCCAGCGCGTTCAGACGGCGCCGAGCTTACCCCAATTCGCTCGGTCGGCCCGCTATTGCCCCTGCCGGGATGGCGGGCCGTTATTCGGCCGGTGCCGCGGGCCCAGTTCCTGTCGTTTGGGGTGGCAGCTTATCGACAAGGGTGCCAATAGTAGCATCCTGCTGCGAACTATTCCCCTTGCCCACGTTGAGGACCGCAGCGACAGCTGCGCCCACGATCGGCCCGAGGCCGGTGAAGAAGCCGTCCACGAAACGGGTATTGTTGGCTGGAACCTGGTGGAAGAACGAAATCGCGGCGAGCCCGACGTATCCCACGATCAGGGTCATTGCGATCACGTAGCGCCAGTGACGGTCGACGTCGCTCATGTCGTCATTCTCCGATTAGAGGATTGGAGGCGCGGGGACGCTTACGATGGCCGCGCCCGCCTGCGCGCCGCGTTCGATCGCCACCTCCTGCTGCTGCCGGGCCCGCATCTGCTCGATGTGAACCACCGCCTCCGCGACCTTGTCAGGAGACGTCTTCAGCAGCATCAGCAGCGCGTCGAGGCAGGCGTCCGCATTGTTCACCCGGTGCCTCATGATCGCCATCTGCGCGTCGTGCCGTAGCCGTTCGGCTTCGAGCTTGGCGTCCTGAACGGCCTTGTCGGCCTCAAGCTTCTGGACGCGCGTTATCAGGTCGTCCCTCAGCTTTTTCTCCGCATCCTGCTTGTTCTTCTGCATGGCCGGGCGATTCTTCAGCCATGCCGCAAAGGCCCCGCCACCCAGGACGAGATTGACCAGCCCGAAGATCGCGCCCCAGCCCCAAGTCATGCCGGCGAGATGAGTGCTATCGGTCATGGCGCTGATACCAGAGCGTGAGGCCGGACATCGCGATCGCCAGCAGCAAGGCGGTCCCATGCGAGACCAGCGGCTCGACGTGGAACAGGAACGACAGACGGTTCACGGCCAGCAGGAAAACCACGCCCCATATCGGGTCAAATGACCGAGCGCGGCGCCGAGCGATGCGCCAGACGGCCGGAGAGAGGCAGGCCATGCATAGCAGCCACGCTGCCACGCTGACCGGTTGCGGAATGTCAGTGCCGGTCATGGCCCGTCGCCTCCCCGATGTAATTGCTCGTGGCTGTCGCGGTCATGCGTCATCCTTTCCTGCGACCGGATTGGTCGCGATGCTACTTCCGTTCATGGCGACGTTGCTCAGATTACGATGCCTCGTGGTGCCAGCGCAGCGCGCAGGTACGAAGCCAGTGCAGCGTCCTGATCTTCGCTGGGCATCCGATTAAAAATACCGGCATACGCCAGCGTGCCGGACATCAGCGGCTGATAGACAGAGTCAGCGCCGTTAAGGTTGGCAATGCCTGCGCCAATGCGCCACATCGTTCGCAGATCATCGCCATCGGCGCGCAAGGCATGGGTGTAGCCGAGGACGCCCCCAGTCAGACTTTTAATCCGGGCATGCCCTTCCGCGTCGACCTTGACGATGGTCGCCGTCCAAATGTTCCCGTTGGAAACCGGGCCGAGGCCTTCATTGGAATCGGACTGGCTATAGACCTGCGCATAATTGATCATCCGCAGGCAGTATCCCTGCCGAGTGGAAGCATTCCGGTCACCAAAGGCAAGATATCCATCAGCCGGCACACGATGGACCAGGAAGAACGCGAACTCGTTCAGCAGCGGCGCCGTTAGGGTCATATCAGCCCAGTAGGTGCCGTTGAACGAGATACCCTGCGCCGTAACGGTAGGTGCTGCGTTGAACAGCGCGTGATTGCCTTGTCCGGTGAGATCGCGCAGCGAGTTGCCGTTCAGCGTTTTCATATCCCATTCGGCGATCATGCCTTCGTGGGCGAAGCGAGCGATCTCACCTGCACCGAGCTGCGGGAAACGAGGGTCTTTGGTGGCGATCATGCACGTGTCTCCAGGATCTTATCAAATGCCGCGCACCAGTTGTGCAGCGGATAAAGACGACCCTTCGCATCGCGGTAGAGCGACGCAGTCAGGTCACTATCCCGCAGACAACCGCGGGCGCCCTTGCGACGACCAGCGCCGATCCCGCCCGTCAGGCCGCGCGTGTACTTCTTGATAGCGTAGGTGATGCGGTCGGTAAGCGAGACATCCGCGCCCGTCGTAATACGCACGGTACGAGGTCCGACGACCCGAGCGCCAATTACCGGGATTTCCGGGCCGGAGCTGTCGTAGACGGCGAAGCCCATGCCCGCGTCGCCAGGCCAGACGTGTACGATGTCCATTACCAGAGGCGGGACTGGCACATAGAAATCAACGTCGATCGTGCGCGCGTCGACCATCTTCCAAGATAGAGGTCGAACAATGTTGGGGCTTTTGCCGTCAATGTAGAAACGGTTCAGGGCTTTCCCGATAGGCTCGCCTGTCCCGCCCCGCTGGTCGTGCGGCGTTGCATGAAGGCCGTCCTCTCGGAAGGTCAGTGCGTAAGCTGCCGACACGGCATAACAGTCAGGATCGCTTTCTACAGCTTGCAGCATTGCTAGCGCTGGCCCGGAAGTTGTCGAGAATGCGTCGCCCAGTGCTACCTGCACGATAAAGATCGGGATGCGGTCAGCCTGACCAGTGATAGCCATCACATCGGCAATCCAGTCATTCTTGTACTGGATGAACTCTGCGTAAAATGCTGCCTGGGTGGTGCCGTTGTTGCTGTTCGTTTCGCCGCCTATGAAGACGAGTCCGCGCTCGGCGTATGTTTTGCCAGCTGCCAAAGCCAAATCCCGGCGCTTTTGCACTGCCGCTAGACCGGCATTGTAGGCGCTGGTGCCCTTCTTGATTTCGGCGAGGGACGCCCCGCCTTGGCTCATATTGAACACAACCCACTGCTGCGGGTACGTGGATTGAGGCAACGGCGACAGGCGCTTCAGCAGCGCGTCCGTGGCATGGTTCACGGCGCCGGTTGCGCAACTTTCGTTGGCCGTCTCGACGATGTCGACAAGCGCGTTTCCGACCAAACGCTTGTTGCCTAGTGAAGGCGGCGTTGGCAGCACTGAACCGCTCTGCGAAGCGCCGTTGGACTGACCGGCGATCGTCAGGCCCCACCAATCCACCGATGTGAATAAGCGACCGTGCCGCGGAAGCGCAGCAATCGCGGCGAGCGTGTTGTTGACGCCGGCCGCGCCCCCGATCGCAGCGGCGAAGCCTCCTGCCTCCCGCGGCAGGCCGCCGCCGCCGAGTGCGAATAGCACGCGACCATCTGCATCCAAGAAGTCGAGGGCGTCCGCCGCCGGCGTAAGGTCATTGGTGACCGAGCGCACGACCTGTGCAACCCCCGCGAGCGGAGTGGCTATCGCAGCCACCTCTCCGGCGATCGTCTTAGCCGACTTCGTGCCGGCACCCCCGGGCGCGGTGCCGCTCTCTGCCCACGCCTGCGCCTTATCGACGAGCGCCTGTACGATCTGCACCAGCCCAGCGTAGAACGACTGGGCAAGACGGGCACCGCCAACGTACTCATACACGCCGTTCGCCGGATCGTTCGCGCTGCCGTTGTTATTGTTGACGTAGACTAGCGTTCCGCGATTGGCCTCAGTCGCGTAGAAGGTATCGCGCGCCGCGATTGTTGGGATCGGCTTGATGCCCTGGGCAGCTAGCGACACGGCCCCTTCCAACGACTGTAGCCAGGCGCGGAGAGCGGGCATACTGGGGTCTTGTCCATCAACTAGGATGGATGCGATCGTAGCCATATGTTTTCTCCCGGTGCGGAATTTAAGTTTCGATGGTGAGGACGGTCACAGTCGCGCCGATCAGGACGGAGACCACGCCAGCGAGGGAAGCGGTCGTGACCTTCACCCGGCAGCCATCTTTTGTGACGCTGCCGGCGACGAGCTCAGCTTTCACCGCGCCGACGAGGATCGCCGGGGTCGCGCTGACGATCGCGACTTGGGGCGGCACTGGGTAACCGGTGAAGGGTATGTCGGCGATGCCGCCGGTGCTCGTAATGCCGCTAAAGAACGCGACCCGTTTCGAGGCGTTCAGGTTAGGGGCGTCCGCCTTCGTCGTGATGCCGGCCGTTCCGACGTACCCGGTCGCAGGCTTCGGACCGCTGCCGCCAGTCCAGTCGACGACCTTAAGATAACGGGCTGTTCCCTCCGCCTCGATCGCAAACAGCGGCGTCCAGGCCGATGCACCGTTCAATCCATTGTCCGGCGCGACGGGATCGAGCCCCGCCTTCCCGCGCAGCGCTACCGAAGCACCGAGCACCTTCACGAGACGGTCACCGTGATCTGAGGGCTGTCCACCGTCGTTCCTCCTTCGGTGCTGTATGCGCGGATGCGGTAGGTGTGATTGCCGATCGCAGGCGGGTTATCGGTTGCCGACAGGGCTGCGCCGAGGCCGCCGACGATCGAGGCGGAAAGCTCGGCACCATCGCGAACGATGACGACGTGATCGAAGAGCGACGACTTCGGGTTGCGCCAGTCTAGCTTCACCTCGAGGGGGGCCGTCTGCCCCCCCTTGAACTCGGTCGGCGCATCGAGCGGCAGCGCCTGGGGCGTGTCCCCGATCAGTTCGGCCTGATCGATCGTCTGCACCGCGCCGCGGTCGATCTCGTCGGCGACCGTCCAGGCATACATATCCTCGTTCTCTTCACGGACGCCAAGCGGCACGCCGAAGTCCGGGGAGATCGACCAGTTGGAAACCGTGAACGCCGTATTCGCCAGGCGGGCATAGCGCTCGGTCCCGAGCATCACGGTATCCATCGGCGCGATACCGAGGCCGTTGATATTGAGCGGCAGCGATAGGCTGCGCTCTGCCGCACCTTGCAGCAACCGGATCTTCTGGATCCGCTGCACCCGCGTCCGGCTTTTCACGAAAGGCAAGTCGAGCGAGCCCTGCGCGATGTCGGGCGAGGCAATCGACCGAGCATCGACCTCGTCGGCGATGTAGAGCTGATCCGGGTCGTTCCAGCTCGCGCTAATTTCGGTCACACGCTGGTCGCCTGGGGCGAGCAAATCATATGCGACCGCATCGGCGAGATCGTCTTCGCTTATGATCCGCGACACGGGCACCCAATAGCCGGAGCGAGCGAGCATGAGGCCGCCGGAGTAGGTGAAGCGTCCGGCCATGTTCTCGACGAGGATGCTGCGAACCGAGCTGGGATCGGCACCGGTCTGCATGAAGCCGTCGAGCGTATAGCGGGGCTCGGTCCCGCCATCCTTCAGCGGGACTTGCTCGTCGCAGACGTTCGCCTCGGTAGCTACCCAGTCCCAGTCGATTTCGTCCGGATAGCAGCCGAAGCCGCCGTCTTCGCGCGGCAGTGACATCCACCAGTAAAACGCGAGGATAGCGTTGTTCGAATAGCCGGTCGTGTCGGTGCGGGGATCGTAAATTTCATCCGAGCCCTCGACTTCGCAGGTGATGACGGGGCGGCCTGCCTGGACGACGTCTTCGGTCATCTCGAACTTCGCATAAATCTTCGCGACGTTCCGGCCGCGGTGGTTAGTCGTCCACTTCCCGCCGCACTCGGCAACGAAGGTGGAGTTTGCGACTGCGTCATAATCGCCGCGCTCAAACCAGAGCCACGCATGCCCGGCATATTTGCCCGACGTCACCATGCCGGAGCCGTTAACCGTCACGACCTCGTCATTGAGGATCCACTTCGTAAGACCCTTGAGCCGGTGACCCGCGACGACCCAGACGAAATAGCGATGCGTTTTTCCGACCGGATGGAAGAACGCCATCTTGAGCGACATCGCGCGACACTTGCCGATGATGATCTGACTATCCGCCAAGCTCTGCGCGTAATTCTCGGGATCGCGCTTAGTGCCAGGCGGGGGAATGAGCGCGTTAAGGGCGAGCGTGGCGACGGTGGCGAACACGGCCGCGCCGATCGCGCCGACGACGCTCGCCGCGATGCCGGTGAGGCTCAATGCCCCGGCGATCGATAGGCCGCCCGTAGGAGCCGCCAGCGCGATCGCTGCCGCTGCGATGGCAACGCCTGCGACGATCTTGACGATCTTACCCATGAACGATGCCCCAGACCTGATCGACGTGAATCATCGGCGAGGTTTCGCCGCCGAAGAACTCGGCAACCGGACCGCGGCAGATGCCGAGCGCCCAGCCCTGCCGAACTATGTCCCCGCGCATCGCCCGCCGGCGCAGGATGGCGGGGCCCATTGCGGCCGTAACAACGCCGCCCAGGTCACGAACGCCGAGGCGATGCATCATGGCGGCGAACTCCCGAGGGCGGCGCGGCATCGCGCCGACAATGTCGCTGACGTCGCGCCCGGTTTGGTCGAGGACATGATCGCGCCAGAGATCCCCGCAATGACGGCCCCAGTCGGGGTCGCTCAAAGAACCGCGTCCTGCTTGGCTTTCGCCCAGAGGATCGGGATGCTCGGCAGCTGGGGCATGTATTCGAAGAACCGGTCGCCGGGATACTTCTTCTGTTGCGCCGCGTCGGTGTAGCGCTTGATCGAGGGGCGGCGCTGGTCGAGCATCCGGCTTTCACCGGTCGCGATCACGCTCAAATCCATGCCGTCGACGATTTGATAGGTGTCGAGCTTGGCCTTGGTGAGCAGCTTGTAAGCCTGGACGATCTGCCGGGTCTCGTTCAGCGCGCCGATATAGACGCGAAACTCGGCACCGCGCACCGCCTGATCCTCGATCTCTTCGCGGTGTTCGGACGGAATGCCGACGATCGTCACCTTGACGCCCGTCGCAGAGCCGTCAGTCCCCTCGCCGATCGATTCGAGCGAGCCGATGCACTCGCCATCTTTCGACCCGATCCCAACCCAGTCTTCGTCGGCGAAGCTGATCTCGCCGCTGCCCGTCCAGATGAACACGGGATCGGGAAGGTCGATGCTGACGGCGAAGAACGGGCGAACGACGTCCTTCTCGATCGCCGCCTGAAGCTCGGGCGGCAGCTGCCGAACGCGAGGCATCAGCTCGGCACTTCGATGAAGTCGAGCGAGTATTCGGTCAACTCGCCGACGGTGGTCTCATTCGCTCCGGCATCGTCGGAAACGAGCTGGAACCGACCGGGCGCATTCACGGTGATCGCTCCGCCTGCCGGGATGTCGAAGTCGAGGGGAGGCGAGAACCGAACGACCGCACGTCCGTTGCTATCGGCAACCGCGCCAGGGCGAAGTACGATATGCGGGCGCCCGTCGCCGCCGATCATATCGCCCGGCAGGAAGACGGCTTCGTTCGGAAGGAAGCCCTCGAACGCCATCTCGGTTGCCCCGCGCAGCGCCGCTTCATTGACCGGCTCGGACTCCGCGGGGATGATGAAGCGCTCGCCCATGTCGAACTCTTCGCCGTTCGCGAACGGGTAACGTGCCCCGGCGAACTGCGAATAATAGCGGCGCAGGCCGGGCGGGTATGGGCGCCGGAAGTCCCAAAGCTCGGTAGTTTTCGCGCCGCCCTCTTGCTCTGCGATCCAAGCATCCATGACGCCGCCCCAGGCATCCGCGCCCTCGTACCCGTCGTATCCCGTACGGAAGGTAAGGCGGGCAACCCAGAGCGGCTTTGAAAGGCTCAACGTCTTTACGGCGCGGGTCCAAGGGCTTTGCGAACGACTGTTGTACGGCTGAATATAGAACATCGCCCGGTAGGGCCGGGCTTCGTCTGGGAACGGAACATCGGGCAGCAAATACTCAGGCATCACTTCCCCCCTGCCCGGCGGCGATTCGCTTCGGTGACGGCCGCCAAGGTTTGCTGCTTCGTCTGGGCGGCGTTGGCCTGGACATACGCCTTGTCGGCGATGTCGACCGCGCCCGAGTAGGTGATCGGCATATGAATGACGGTGCTACCGACAGGGCCGTTGTCATTGGCCTTGCTGATATTCACCATCTCGCCCGCCGTTGCGCGGAACGACACGACGTTCGCGTCGATGCCCGACATCCCGCCGACCTTGAACGAGCCGCCCGTCTTGAAGCCCGGAAGCTTCAGGCTGGTGTCGACCGCGCTCATGGGGGCGCCGGCTTCCCAGCCGCTCATATCGACAGGGCCGATCGTCCCGCCCGAGCCGCCAGCCGCGCCGCCGAGTATTTTCGAGATCGCCCCAAGGATGCCGCCGCCCGAGCCGCCAGCCGATCCCGACCCTATGTTCGAGAACAGTTTCGAGATCAGGTCGCCGAGACTGTTCAGGGCATCTTCCATGCCCTTTGCGACTCGGTCTTTCCACCAGCCTTCGAACCAGCTGCCGAAGTTGCCGTCCATCGCCGCCCGGAAGCCGCCCTTGACGGTGTCCCGCCAGATGCCTTGCTGCTTGGCTTGCTCCGCCTGCATGGCCTCTGTCGTCGCCTGGGCGGTCGCGTCCGCCTCGCTCATTCCCGTGTTCGCCTGAAGTTCGCGCGTCCGGCGAATGATGTCCTCTTGCGTCTTGAGGGCGTTGATCTTCTCTTCGCTATCGCCGCGTGCTTCGGCGAGGGCGATTTCACGCGAACGAGCATCGTCCTCGATCCAACGCGCGCGAACCGCCGCGCGAGCCTGGTCGATGCGCAGCTGATCGGCGAGCGCGAGGGCTTCGGCTTCGGCTAGGTCTTTGCCGTGCTCTTGGTAGAACGTGACGCGCTGCTTGATCTCGCGCTGACGCGAAAGGCTTTCCTCGAGCTCGCGATTGTCCGTCAGCTGCGCAACGTCGAGGTCGAGAGATAGCCGCTCGTCGGCGATCTCCTTTTCCATCTGCTTGCTGCGCGCGGCGCGGATCAGGTTCATGTCGCGTTCGGCCGCCGTCCGCGCCTCCGCCTTCGACAAGCCCGTCTGCTCATAGCTACCGATCTGCTTGAGCAGGTCGACGCGATCCTGAAGAGCCTGCGCGGCGGTCATGTTGCCGCTCGTCCGATAGGCCTCGATCTTAGCCTCGATCTCAAGCTCTTCGCGCTTGCGGGCGTGCTCTTCCGTGCGGTCCTTCTTCTCGCGCGGCTTGCGCGTGCGTCCGCCCGACGAGAGATCGGGGTTCAGCTTCGGCGCCTGGGGCTTCGGCGGGCCCTTCATTCCCCAGCCCGCCGGGAACCGGGAATCGAGAACGGCCGTCGTGTATGCGTCCTGCGCGGTGTCGACTGAGCGCTGCGCGATTGCCACGTTGCCCGCTGCGGTGCGGTTGCGAGCGCTGTCGCGGCGCGACTTGCCCTTCGGCACGCCTAGCGCCACGCCCAGCCATGAACGGTCGTCGGTGTTCTGCGCCTCCGCCAGCTGCGCCTTAGAGGCCGCGAGCTGCTGCTTCGCCAATTCGAGCGCCGCCGCCTTCGCGCCGGCCGCAACGCCATAGAGAGCGGTCGCAAGATCCTGCGCCTTGACGATCGCCGCTTCCATCTCGTCGGTCGCGGAATGCGTTGCGTCGGCAGTGGCCTTGATAACCGGCTCGGCAACGCGGTGCGCCGCGTTCATATCGTCGAGGGCCTTCTGCGCCGCCTGAGTCGCGGGGCCGGCTTCTTCCGCAGACAGCGCCCAGTAACCAAGCCCGGCTGCGATAGCGGCGAGCGCGATCGGCCATGCGGAGGCGGCAAGGAATGCCATTGCGACTTCAAGTACGCCCATCGACGCGGCGGTCCCGCCGGCCGCTGCGGCGGTCGTGGTGAGGACGCCGCTAAGCCGTCCCGCCGTCATGATGAGGACGCCCCAGCCGCTGACGAGCTTGCCGACGATCGCGACGATCGGCCCGACGGCCGCGCCGATCCCGAGGAAACCCATCAGAGCGGTTTGCACCGGCTCCGGCAGTCCGGCGAATGCCCGGATAAGCGACGTGATCCCGCCGACCAGCGCGGTGACGTTGCTGAGGAACCCGGTGTCGCCGAGGGCGATCGCGGCTTGCTCGGCCGCCTTCTTGAGCTGAGTGAGGCCGCCCGACAGGCCTTTCATGCGGGCGTCCATCTGCTCTTGCGCAGACGCCTTGTTAATCTCGCCATTGATACGGGCGAGACCGGTCGCGCCCTGGTTCATGAGGCCGACGGCCGTACGCATGGCGTCCGTCCCGAAGATCGTCGTCAGGGCCTCCGACTTCGCCTTGTCCGACAACCCTGCGAGCTTGTCCTGTAGCAGCTGGGCGACAGAGGCGAGCGGCTTCATGCGACCCGTGGCATCGAAAAAATCGAGCCCGAGCTTTTTCATCAGGACGCCCGCCTCTTTCGAGGTCGGGTTCAGCGAGGTCAGGAACGTCTTGAAGCTAGTGCCCGCGTCCGATCCGGACGCGAACAATGCGGACGTCGCGGCGAGGGCCGTGTTCGTATCCTCGAACGACAGCCCCAGCCCGCCCGCCACGCCGCCGACCTGCCCGAT